GTCTGGTTCGAATCACATCTCGACACCTTGCTCGACAGCATTCTCAAAGATGCGGAAGCATACACCCTCCATCTGATGATGTGTGCAGCACACGAAGACGGAGCTCCTCGCCCATCTGCATAAAAGATGGAAAAGGACGCACTCCCAGGCAGCTGAAGCTGGTTGTGGTCGTTATACTTGTTGTAGAGGTTAAGCAACAAACAAGGAGACACAGAGATGGCACACAGATACGACAACACCTTCCACGTTATCAACGACATTGGCGAAGAAGATGGACTGCACAAGGGCCATCTCATCTGGGCACTGAATGACAGAGGCTGGCCCATTCCCAAAGAGGCTTGCATCGATTGCGATGAAGGCCCGCTGCAGTATTCCGTGGCAGGCGACTGCTGTGACGACGGAGAATTCACAGAGCTGATGAACCAAGCATGGGTCGCACTGAACGAAAAACCCCTCGACCCTGAACTGGAGAAACTGATATGACCATTATCAAAGGCATCAAAGTATCCATCCGCCGCGACTACGCTGCTCAGTCCCCAATCAACCCGTTCGATATCCAGGATAGAACAGACCAAGAGGGGCGTGTGGTCGGGCCTTCCAAAACGAAACACATCGGAGTGAAACGATGGAAGGTTCGCTTTGCAGATGACAAGCTGCGGCACTTCGACGAGGACCAGCTTGTGATCGTCGACCGGAACCATCTTGTCACACTGATTGTAGAAGGCGAACCCAATACGACCTACGGGCCCTTTACGGAAAAAGAAGCCGACCATTGGGTGGGCATGGAGCAGAGATACGCCAAAGCCCTCCAACCAGAACGACCGTTTGTCTGGCCAGACCAAGAGACTGTCTATCTGATTCACGAGATGGAAAACCCGTACACCAAATCGCCTTCTGCACTGCACAGTGAAACGACAAAGCAGAGCAGCTGATGCCGAAACGCCCAACCTGGGCGTCGTGCTGGGGTGTTGCCCGGCACCTGATGAGGCAGACTCCTTGACCTTTGGAGAAGAATAATGAGAACCCGAAAACTGACTGATGACCAAAAACTCGACGTGATGAATTGCCTCGTCCTCCACAAAAAGCAGATGGACAAAAAGCCGATGCATCACATCCTCAGATTCTTAAAACGAGAATTGAAGACTAGTCCTTCAGAACAACTCATCCGGAAGATCTGCACAAAAGTAGAAATCGACATCGCTTCAGGTCTTGAGTTCACCGCGATAAACGGAGCGAACCGCAACTACAAAGAAACGCGAGTTGTGGTGCTGGCTCACATTGTCGGCGAGCTGCTGGAGTGGGCGGACGGACTTGACCTAGGCGATACGATCTCTCTGCCAATGCGGAAACGCCTTAAGCAGATAATGGATCGTGGAGCTGTTGCTCATTTGTCAGATATCAAAAACGAGGAGGCGGAATGAGCAAAAACGAAATGACCTGTCCGCACTGCAACGAGGAGCCCGCTATCTTCGAAGCAACCAAGCCCATCAAAATTGTTCCGACGATCGAGAATTGGACGTTCGATGAACCGATGAATCAGATCGCGACGGACATGAACGTGGTTTACATCTGTCTCAACTGCGGCAGCAACGTCCGCATCAACCCAACAAGAAGGGAGATCACTCCGCTCGGCAGCATACGAGAACCAACCTGGTCTGAAGCAATGGATAAGCTGCTGGAAGATTTTCGCAAAGCGGGCGACAAAGCCATCTCCTCCAAAGATTGGGAGGTGGCACGACGCCACAATTTCTTCTTCGGAGACCTTGTCCCCTGCAAGGAGGCAATCCGGAAAATTATGCTTTCCAAGCCGTAGTGACTTGCAACCGTTCAAATGAACGCTATAATTCAACTGTTCATTAACCTTTAACCAAGGGACACCAATGCAAAGCCCGATCGAAGAGACTTACGAGGAAGTCCAGAGACTGATGTTTTTCGTCTGCCACAAGTTCCAAAAGAGGCACGGCGGACTGATTGACGACCTGATGTCCACTGCAAACTTGACCTACATGACTGCCTACGAGCAGTGGAAGCCAGGTGGAGCTCCGTTCCACTGCTACCTGTCAACATCCATCTATCGGAGATTGATGGGCGAGTGGAGATTCAACAAGCGGCGTATCAAAACAAGCTCACTCGGAGAGTACATTCCACAGCAGCGTGAAGAAGAAGAGTCAATCGTCCCCGACCTGGTGGCGTTGGTTGGCGAAGAGGCAGAAACTGTCTTGCAGCTGATTCAAGAGACACCCGCGGACCTGTGGACAGCGATTGAAGGCAAGGGCGGAGCTCCTCGCAATTATCGAACGTGCATCAGAGAATACCTGCACGACAAAGGTTGGACGGTAAACGAAGTGAACGATTCATTCACGGAGATAGAGGGAGCTCTCCAACTAATATGAAACCATTTGAGCATCAAAAAGTAGCTATCCTTCGCATCGAGGAATGCGATGGTAGCTGCTTGCTGGCAGACGACATGGGACTGGGGAAAACCATCACAGCTCTCGGTTGTTTGCGACGCAATCCAGACTGGACGCCCGCTGTCATTGTCTGTCCTTCCGCCGTCAAGATTAACTGGCAGCGTGAAGCGAACAAGATGGGGATGACGACTGCGATCTGCAATGGGCGGACTCCTCCATCTGAGAAGGGAGTGATCGATGGAGCTGCGAAGATTCTCATCATCAACTACGACGTGCTTCCGCATTGGAGAACATATCTCGAATCCCTCAAACTGAAAATGATGATACTGGATGAAAGCCAGTACCTCGCAAACAAGCAGAGCAAACGGACACAAGCTGCTCGCAAGTTGAGCAGGAAGATTGGACGTACGCTCGCAATGAGCGGCACTCCAATTGTCAATCGACCTGTGGAGCTGTACTCAACAGTCAACATCATCTGGCCAAAGGAGTTCAACAATTTCCAAATCTACGCGAACAGGTTTTGTGCTCCCAAGATGGGATTTCAAGGAATGGATTACAGTGGAGCTTCAAACTTGCCGGAGCTGCACGCCAAGCTGACGCGACTGGGGATGATACGACGCAGGAAGGGAGTGATAGTTGGGCTGCCTGATCTGAAGAGACAGATACTGAGAGCTCCGCTGTCCGATCCACAGCAGTATGAAGAAGCGAGGGACAATTTTGCCATCTGGATACGCAAGAAGCATCCGAAGAAGGCAAACTCATCACTCAAGGCAGCTGGCATGGCACAGGTTGGATACCTGCTTCGCCTTGCAGCACGATTGAAGATAGATGCCGTGTGCAAAAAGATGCACGGCTGGTTGAAGGAGAATCCAGATGAGAAGCTCGTGGTGATGTGCATCCATCGAGACATCGGAGAGTCGCTCGTAAAGAACATCTCTGTCAAATCAATTCAAATTCACGGTGGAGTAACAGGTAAGGATCGACAACTCGCGGTTGATGTTTTTCAACGCGATCCAGAAACACGCCTCGCTGTCTGCAATATCAAGGCAGCGGGCATTGGAGTTGATGGTCTACAAAAGGCAGCACGGCGATTATCGTTCGTCGAGCTGTGGTGGAATCCTTCCACTCACTTTCAATGTGAGGGAAGACTGGAGCGTATCGGGCAGGAGAGAGAAATCCTGATCGATTACATCGTCGGTAAAGGGACGATTGAGGAGCGATTGTGTCGCATTCTTCAAAGCCGACAAAAAGTGGCATCCGCCGCAATTGATGGTGACAAAGAAGTTGCCACCTTCAACATTTATGAAGAGCTTCTAAACGAAATGAAAAAGGAATCGAAATGAGCAAGATTTGCACAATCAACGTACCAGGCGTGCCTGAAGACGTGAGAGACGAATTCAAGAAGGTTTGCGTAGATCGAAAGATCTCCATGCGTGATCGAACGATCGAACTTCTCGAAAACGAAATCGCTCGCCACAACGCCCGGAAGAGGAAATGAACAACGTCACTCAAATCCTAGAGCGGTACCATGTACCGTTTGTCACTCAACATCACCACGTCCGCTCTGGATGGATCGGTGTGGATTGCCCTTTTTGTTCACCTGGATGGCAGAAGTATCGGCTAGGGTTTGAGGAACGTACCAACCGCGTCAACTGCTGGCAATGTGGTCTCCAGAAAGGACCCAATGTTCTTGCCATGCTGTGCCGCATCAGTCACGCCGAGGCGGTAAAGCTCTGGAACTCGTTACCGCGGACAAGGGCAGAGGACACGGCGGTCGTCTATGACCCGGACAAGGTGCTTGTCAAGCCCGCTGGTATTGGCCCACTGCAAGCAGCACACGAGAAATATCTCTCTAAACGAGGATTTGATCCAGATGTCTTGCATCAACTTTGGATGGTCGGCGGCATTGGTATCTCTTCAAAACTGCAATGGCGAATCTACATCCCCATTATGGACGAGAAGGGCAAGACTGTCTCCTGGACAACGAGGACGATTGATGACACAGCAGAGCGCCGCTATCACTCTGCAAGTGAAAAAGAGGAGATCTATCCGCACAAACATCTCATCTACGGAGAGCATCTGCTACGTTACTCAGTCGTGATAGTTGAGGGTCCCTTCGACGCGTGGGCGATAGGGCCTGGATCGGGATGCACATTCGGAACCTCGTACACAAAAGAGCAAGTGATGCGGCTTGCCAAATATCCAAATCGCGTCATCTGTTTCGATGCGAGTGCGGATGCACAGCAGCGGGCGGATGCTCTCGCGAAGCAGTTGGCTCCGTTTGATGGACTGACAATCAACATCCAATTGGAGACTGGCGACGATCCAGCATCTGCTGATAAGCACGAACTGCAAGAGCTCCGCGAGCAATTTCTGATGGAATACTGATTTTGGATATCTTTCTGAAAAAGAAGCAGGACACCGGTGAGTTTCATTCTCGTTGATGTATTATGAAGTTGAGGCAGACGAATTTGTTTGCCACAAACATCAACCCTTTTTGGAGATCGATAGACATGGCTCACGAAATTACCGAAACTGACGGAGTTGTACTGCACGAACGCGGAGCTTGGCACGGGCTGGGCACAATTGTCAAAGATGCTCCTACGCCTGAAGAGGCACTTGTGGAAGCGGGCATCGATTGGACAGTCCATCAACGCCCGCTGTACATTGGCGAGGAAGGTGCTGGAACAGATCTCAATGAATCCCGCATCGCGATCCCCGACCATGTTTGCAATGTCCGCAGCGACCTGCCTGATGGGCAAAACGTACTGGGCATCACGTCCAAATCCTTCTGCGTTGTTCAAAACAGTGAAGTGGCAGCCTTCTGCTCCGACATTGTCAACATCGCTGGAGGGGACAATCACTGCATCGAGACAGCTGGTTCGCTGTACGGTGGCAAGCGAGTTTGGTTTTTGGTTAAGGGCAAAGAAGTTGCAATTGGCAACGACCCAGTCAATCCCTACTTGCTGGCAATGAACGGGCACGATGGAAGCTGCCCGCTCAAAGTGATCCCGGTAACGGTGCGTGTGGTGTGTGCAAATACTCTCCATGCCGCCCTCCGCAGCGGCAAGAAGAATACCGTGCTGAGCATGTCAGTTAAGCACACGGCGAAGATGGCAGATCGGATTGCTGCTGCCAAGTCCGCTATCGAGTTCTACCACAATGGTATTGATGGAGAGCTGGAAGCCTTCAACACGCTTGCCAAGCACAGTGCCAAGGTTGAAGACTATCAGCAGTTCTTCCTCAACTGCTACACGGCAGATTTTGGTGACATTCCTGAGAACCCGCAAACTGGGCACGAAGAAAATCGTGTTGAGAAGGCACAAAAAGGATACCTTGCCTTCGCAGCTCGCTTTGACAACGAGCGACCAACAAGCGGCGACAACTGGTGGACAGCGTTCAACGCCTACACCGGTTACATCCAGCACGATAGAACAATGACTGGTGAAGACACGCTTCGCCGTCGTGCTGCAAGCAACCTGAACGGAGTGAGCCAAGTCCGCTCTCAGGATGCCATGAAACGAGCGTTCGCAATGCTCGCCTAATGCGGTCGGAAGGCGCAGCGTTGGAAGGGGGCCTCGTTGGTCCCCTTTTTTCGTGGTCTCATCATCACTAATGATTCATCAGTAATGATTCTTCCGTTATGATTCATCAGTAATGATTCATCCAGTATGATTCAGGGATGCCACTAATGATTCTTCCGTTATGATTCATCAGTAATGATTCTTCCGTTATGAAGGGATGCCACTAATGATTCATCAGTAATGATTCCGTTCAGTCCCTTCTCCGTGAAAAAACTCTTCAAGAAAGATGAAGAAACAAGCACTTCGTGGCAGCTAATTGACACAACCTACGTTATACTTGTTGTGTGACGTGGACAACAACAGCAAACAGGAGATGACAGCAATGGCAGAACTCAAAATCACAGTCGAGCTCACTTTTGGAGAAGCGGCAATTGCGGAGCTGCTCGCACTGGCAGGTCGATTTGCAGACACTGAGTCTGGCACCCGTGCCGTTACCGTTGACGACCTGAAAGACAATCCGCAGTGGCTTGAGCGTTTGATCGTTCAGCTGCGGGAGACGCCTTTTGAAGAGGAGATAATTGCTGAGTCGCAGAATGCGATCGACAACGATTGGCTGGGAGATTTTACCAGCGTTGCTCGTTTGGAAGAAGCTGAAGAAGAAGACTGAGAAAGATGAAGAAACAAGCACTTCGTGGCAGCTGAACACGGTTGTGGTCGTTATACTTGTTGTAAGGCAAACGAAACAACAAACAGGAGATGAAGAAGATGCTCGACAGAACTGAAAAACTTTTCACGCCTGAAGCCGCTGAAAAAGCCGCTGCCGACATGCAACGCGGAGACGAAGACTGGACGTATGTTGTCCGACACTGCCCGAAAGGAACTGGATATTCCTTTATCGAAATTTGGGACGAATGCGGCGAGATGATTGGCAAGGTCTGATTCACTTCACAACAACAACGGGAGACGGTACGATGGACAACGGTTGGCTGGACGATTTATGCAGCATTGCGAGCCTGGAAGAAGCTGAAAAAGAAGACTGAGAAAGATGAGGAACGAGCTGCCTTCGGGCAGCTTTGCTCCACAACCTACGTTATACTTGTTGTAAGGCAAACGAAACAACAAACAGGAGACACAAAATGACCAAACAACTTCCAGATTTCGCTGCTGACAACCATGTGCTCGATGCACTTGCAAGCTGCATGATTGGCGAGATGACAGGCGAGCTCTCCGGGCGAGAGGTCCTCGATCGTTTCGCAGCAGCTGAATCTCGCGACGCTGCAAGCATGGACAGGCGCCTAAAGCGAGTCCAAGAAGTGGCAGCATACATCGTGCTGGTTCTGGACGATGGTCGCGAACGCAAACGCGGAGAAATCCGCCTGGGTGTCGCGGAAGCAATCACGTTTCAACACGCAGACGAATTCAACGAAGTTCTCAATCACATGGTGAAAAAGGGTGTTGTCGCCAAACGCTCGATCACCAAAGCAACGGCAGCTTTCAAGCTCGCATAACTCAAGGAATCTCCATGTCCATCACATTCTGGGTCCCATCTGCAGAAGACTCTCACGCTCCAGAGCTCAATGTCGCAAACGGCAATTTCCAGCATCTTGGAGAGGCTTTGGGATTAAACCCTGCCGCAATTGAAGACGGGTGCGGGCAGATCGCAGCTGGAGATCTGTACGACAAAGTCCGTAAACTGCAACGCGGGCTGGAAGAGCAGCATCAAGAATTTGAGCGGAGCGAGGTCGTCAACACTCCGGACGACACAGGCGGCTGCACAGAGATTCTGTGCGGATGCACTGCACAGCAGCTTGAACGGTACTGCGGCATACTGCTGCAAGTGGTCGTGACAGCATACCGTTACGAATCTGATATCACTTTTTCTTAGAAAGAAGGCTGATGAAATTAACTGAAAAACAAGAGATGTTGATCGACAGTATCTGCTCGACAAGCGACTGCGAAAATGAGGCACGCGACGGCACAGTGTACTGCCGAGCCTGCTTGAACGGTGGAGATAGAAAAGCAACTGACGCCGCGATTGCTTTGAAGAAACTTATTGAAAAGGAAGCGAAACGAAGCACTCCGTGACAGCTAATCGCGGTTGTGGTCGTTATACTCGTTGTAGAGGTTAGCAAACAACGCAACAACGGAAAGCAAAACAATGACACGAACACGAAAAGACAGCGAAGGACGCATCTGGGAATACAACGAAGGAGAAGGAACGTGGAGTTACGGCGAATTCCTGATTGGAATGGGCGCTCTGAACGTTCGGAAATTTGCAAACTGGAATGCGGACTGCAAGTATCCAGAAGAATTCAAGACTTTGAAACTGGCGATGGAATCTTGCTGAATGGGGGGAGACGAATAACGCCAACTATCGCAAGCACAACGACGGGCAGCACAACTCCAGCACCTATCACAAAAAAGACGGCACTCCTGTCCGCTCAATTCTCAACCGTGAATCACAGAAAGAAATCGACGAATTGGAAGAAGATCCAGCAGATCGACCCTCAAAAAAGAAGTGAGAAAGATGAAGAAACAAGCACTCCATGACAGCTAATCGCGGTTGTGGTCGTTATACTTGTTATAGAGGTTAACAAACAACGCAACAAAGGAGATGAGAGATGGAACTTCCAGAAGGCTGCAAAAAAGTTGAGCTGACACTTGTTGGGCTCGACGGTAACGCATTCGCGTTGATGGGTGCGTTCAGCAATGCTGCAAAGCGGCAGGGTTGGAATGCAGCAGCAGTCAAAGCCGTGTGCAATGAGTGCATGAGCGGCGACTACAACGCATTGCTCCGCACATTGATGTCGGTGTGCGACGAAGGAGAAGAAGTTGACGACGATGACGAGGAAGGAGACGATGAACACTGGGACGAAGGTGAAGAGTACTAGTCTTCACAATCGATGGGAAAGGCAGCCCTTCGGGGCTGCTAATCTCCACAACCTGTGTTATACTTGTTGTGTGACGTGGACAGCAAACAGGAAACAGGAAACACAGATGAAACTTTCAAGCAACCAACTCAACGCACTGAAGACAATCCGCCGAACCCTGGTAAATGGCGTTGGGCGGACAACGGACGTCAGAGCAGCCAAAGGATTGGAGAAAAAAGGCATCGTGAACATTCTTACTCTCGATGGGGCCAACGTGTCAGATCATCGAGGAATCGCCGGAAACTGCACAGGCACGCGATGTGCAAGATGCGAAATCGTATAACAGGAGAAGAGGTGCCTTCTGCACGGTAAAGCGGTGTGCCTGAATAGGCATCCAGAAGCGAATCGGGGATACAAAGGCAGGTAAAACTCGGCGACCTGGACCCGGCACTACAGCCTCTCGAAGAAGCTGCACTCGGCTAGACTGAGTGCCGTGCAGAAGACACCTCCTCACCAAAATATTCAAGTTTCAGGTTGAACCTTTAATCTTCCTCTTGCACAATTCGATCAAAGGAGAAATGAGATGCTTACTCCAAGAAGCTACACCGAACTGAGACAGGGCGACGTTATCGTTCTGGAAGGCGACGTGCTCATCACTATTGATCGGGTTGTGAAGAAGCAGAAGACCTTCACCGTAGTCGAGGGGACTGATAAAGTGAGATACACTTTTGATGGTCTCGTCTTCACTGCGGATTCTTCCGTACTTCAAACGATCTGAGAGATAAATGGCACCGACGAAAAAAGCGTCCACCACAGAGATGACAGACACCCTTTGGAAAACCTTGCTTGATGAATGCTGCCAGCGTGCTGAAGATGGCCCACTCAATCAAGAGCACACGGCTCACGGCTACGATCATTGGGAGCGTGTCCGCACTGCTGGCATGATGCTTGCATACATGGAGGGAGGGTCTCCTAAAATCTCTCAGGCGTTTGCGTGGCTGCACGATTGCTGTCGCGAAAATGAGGTGCACGACCCACGACACGGTCGCCGTGCTGCACTGTTCGCTCAGACATTACGAACCCGAGGCATCCTACGGGTAACAGACGACGAGTGGGAGACGCTAAAAGAGGCGCTCACAGATCACAACGGAGGACGCACACATCCAGACATCGATGTCGCGTGCTGCTGGGATGCAGATCGACTCGACCTGGGTAGGGTTCACATAACTCCGGAGATGCGTTTCATGTCCACAGCAACGGGCATCGGTATCGTGGAGCAGATGAACAGACTCGACCCACGATAATTACCAGGGATTGAACGGAACTACAGGTTCCGTCCTTTTGGTGTATGCCGGATTCGATACACGCCTGGAATGTCAACTGCAACGCTCTTGCCAACCGCTTTGCGATAATGCTGATCGCATCTGCAGGAACGGAATCCATCTACGTTCTTCTCCAGCGGTTTGGATCTCTCATTCCCTTCGAGGTATCCCTCCTCCCTCGCCAAATCGCCTGACACGATTTGGATTCCTCCAATCGCTCGTCCGTAATGTTTTGGCACGAACAGTTTCTCGTCTGCCAAGAACCAATCTTCATGAACTTTTCTCGAGCGTTCGATCAGCCTATCGCCTGCCAGCTCATCTATGTTCGCACCTACCGTTCGCGGATAGTAGACGCAGCGTCTGTCTAAATCGCATTCTTCGATCGCGACTTCCAGAGACAGATTGTGGAAGAGATAATCGCAATCCGTGAACCACACTACATCGGCATCTGTCTGTTTTGCTGCTATGTTTCTACCACAAGCTCTTCGGAACAGATGGGAATGAGGAAGCGGCAGCAGCACAAGACGGACGCCATTTGTCGTCAGCAGAGGTTCCATTTCCTTCAAGCACTGGACAGTCTTGGGATCATCTTTTGCGTACGCCACTGTGATAGAAACCCAGCAATCGTTCGTCCGACTGAAGAGTGATGACAACTGGTACCGTAACAGGTAGGCGTAGATATCTGTTTGTCCTGCCCAGCAATGCGTGACAATCTCGATGGAATTATTGGCGCTCGTCGTCACCTGGATTGTCCTCCTCAAGACAGAGTGGTTGGTTCAACGCCCACCTATGACATAGGAAGGCTATCTTTTCATTGGAACCTGGAAAGAACTTACACGGACGCGTGACGTCGTAATCTTCAAAGTCTTCAATCGCCCTGTCAATCCCATCCAAACGCTGCTCAAGATTCTTGCTCACGCCTACCAGTAATCATAGGTGTCGCAAAAGTCCTCTTCTTTACGAGTGACGATTGCACGAAGCTTCTTATCATCTATCTTCGCGACTTCTTTGAACCTGTGCCAAGATGTTTGATTGAGAGGGTTCAATCCTTTCAGTATTCCTTCATCCACTTTGAAGCCGAAAGGAGCGAGAAAATCAAACAGACAATGAGGGAGATCCTCCATACGGAGCACTGAGCCTGCCTTGTAAGTATCGAACATCGTCCCCACAGCACCCTCATCTAATCTACCGACGAACTCGGTAAAAGATTTGGACTCGCGAGAGTGCATCTTGAAGACATTGTCAACAGCAGGAACGTCTACGTGTCCTCCACCAAGAGAAAAGTAATATGATTTGAGCCAGGTGTACGGATGCCGAACCATCGACAATTGTATCTGACTCTCGTATTTTGGCCACGGCTGATGCTTTGCAGACGCACGACCTTCAACAGGCTCGATACCAAGCCTACCGAGTACATCGATGGTCCATGTGGTTGCTGTACGAGGTGCTGAGCAGAAAGAAAAACCCTTGTATCTAATCATTCTTCATCCTTTACGATGTAGCCCCAAAGACGCTTCCCTGGGGAGATGATTTTGTCTCTCCCAAACTTCTCTTCAACTGCTTTCTGGACACCCTTGTACGTGCCTCCGAAATCGTGACCACAAATAATGCCACGTGTCTTCGGAAGCCACGCATCGAGATCCTCTTTGACGGATTGGTATGAGTGGTTCGCATCGATAAAGACAAAATCGTATTCCTTGTCTTTGGATGCTGCTGCTACCTTGATTGACGGCAGTGTGAAGATGAGGCAGTGATTGGTGATACCCCTACCGATATTTCGATCCCCCACCCGATTGAGATGTTGGATTTTATCCCAGGCGAGATCTTTGATTTTGTCCCACTCATCTTGCGTGAGCTTGCCTGTTCGTTTGTGCGTTTTGTGATAGGTAGAACCTTCGTCCCATGCCTTCCACATATCAACAAAGTAGAGACGACAATCAACGAACGCCTTAATCAAAGCAACGGATGTCTCAGCTTTGTAGACACCTACCTCTACTCCTGTTTTTGGTTCACCAACCGCGTCACGAATCATCCTGATCAATGCCTTTTGCACAGCTCGGCTTCCTCTTAATGGCGAATATCTTCCTGAGACATTCATCGGGACCAGTAACAGATAGAACAGACTGAACAACAGCCTGCTCTTCAAATAACTCTCGATACTCTTCATCTGTTGCGGCAAAGCAATCTGCGAAATTACCTCGCGTCCCTAGCTTATCGTGCCACTCCGTCCACTCAATGTAGAGTGTTCCAGTTGGCTTGAGTGACATCAGCCAAGTTTCAAGAGTATTACGCGGGTCTCGGCTGTGGTCAAACGAATTGGTGTAGATAACATCAAAATTATCGTGCCACCCCTTCTGTATCTGATCAAAGTCTTGCAGCAGCACTCTGTCGTCTCGATCAGCCGCCCGTTTGCAGATCTCTGTTCCAATCCAATCTCCACCAAAAAAGAATTGAAACAGATCCAGTTCTTGTCCTGTTCGTACACCGTGGCAGAGCCCCTGCGTGGGACAGTTTCCTCTAGGATACCCATAATGCTCAAAACAAGCGGCGACCACTTCATGAATCGCGAAGCACCTCAACTTGACTTTATTCAACTTGCGATTGGTAATTCGATCTTGAGCAAGACGATAGGCTTTGTAGCTCTTGAACTCGTGCTGTTTCATTAGATCTTTTCTAAGCAATCACAATGACGATGAAACCAAACTTCTTCAACCCTGTCTCCGAAGTCTGCTTTGAAATCATCCAAACCAGCTTGGACGTGATCTGCCTTCTCGCGTCGATTACGGACGTCGTCAAACAGCATCCAGCCGCCCTTCTTCAGCAACGGCAGTGAAAGCATCGCGTCTTTGTAAACAGCGTCCGAGTTATGATCGCCGTCGACTACAACGAGGTCGAATGATTCTTTTGGAAGCACCTTCAAAACGTCGGCACTGAAACCTTTGTGGATTGTCACCTTACCTGGAGCAACTGACAAATTGGCACGAGCATTCGCTTCGACCTGATTCATTCTATCTTTCTTGAGCTTGCGAGTTGGCTCCCAAGGATCGATGGCAACGGCGTGTGACTCGCGATTCTTCAGAATGTTTTGCAAGCACCACACCAGGTCCATACCCTCAAACACTCCGATCTGAACCATCTTGACGGGATCCATTCCGCCGTATTTCGGAAGCAGGAACGTACTCCACGTCTTCTGATTGCGATAGCGGAACCAAGACTTGGTAAACGCCATCTGTTTCTTGCCCTCAATGCCCACGTTTTGCTCGTTGGGCAATTTCTTGAAAGCTTCTTCTTTGCGTGCTGCGAGGTCCATCAAAAACTCCTTACCAAGAACAAGTATCAAAACCAGCTTCCTTTTCGCGACGACGGAGATGCTTGTTGTTGATTGCATTCCACCATTCGTCGATCTTGCCCACTTTGTTCTCTAATGCGAACAAGTAGCGAGGCCACCACAGCTCAAAGCCTAATGGGGATTTGTCTGGACGCAAATTCGAATCACCATGAAAGTGCCATATCTTCACGTCAGAACGGTTTGTGCTGCGTGGCAAATACTTCGACGACGCATTCCACAGACCTCCAGTAGCAACGCCACAGGCGTCAGTCTCGCGTAGATCGTGAGCGACTGGGTGGAGGCAGACCTCGTCAGCTATGAAGAGAGTCGTTTTGTGCAAGTCCGTCCAATGGGACCACGCTGCCAACGCTTTGGATTCACCTCTCACGCCCCAGATCCCTCCGTTAAGAGAGGGGAAGTCGAAATCCGCAATACAATCGATGACCATCTTGCGAGGCATGTGATTGTGTTCCAGCAGTCGTGCGACTCGTTTCTGAATCGTTCCCTTCCCTATCGTCCACAGATTGAATTGGGTCGTGATGAACGAGTAATACTCGAGCATCTCAAACAACTCGTCTATCGGCTTGACAGGAGAGGTATCGGCATCCAGATAGATGAATGACTCTGTTGGTCGTTTGCTGGTAAGCTGCTGCATCATTTTGGTTTTGTCGAGAAACTGAGCATTCTTACCACGGTACTTTGGCTTCCTCTCGTGGACGGAGATGTCAAGTCGTCTGTCAGTCGCGATTTCATTCACGATGTCCAGAGATTCAGGCCAGGCGTGAACCTCGATGTTGCCCTTCCATCCGGCAATAGTACGCAGGTCGAGGATCGAGATCACCAAGTTTGGCAGGTGTGCTCGACCCGATATGAGGTAGACAATTGTCTTATCCAATTTGCATCTCTCTTTCTTTGATCTTTTCTTCCATCTGCGAGAGCTTCGAACAGTGTACCCACCCCATGCTCTTCATATTGACACGATGGACGAGTTGGTTCGTTCGATTTGCAACGTAGAACATGAATCCATCTTGCGAGGGGACAGGCATACTTCCGTATCCAACTGTCCGCACTGCGAGCTCCTTGCAGTAACGAGTGAAATCTGTGTTGAAGAAACAGCACCACGAAATGATGCGTGGATGTGATACGCTGCTGCATCCTTTCGATGGATGTAAATTGAGAGGCGGCGTAGGCCAATAGCCTTGAGACTCAGCCCACTTGTCCAAAATTTCCATCTGGTTGGCAGGTTTTGTGTACCCCCAACGATGGCCAACTATAGCAGGCGTGTCTCCAAACAGTCTGGTGTCTGGCCAGGTGTGTTTTGACGTGGTGCCTAGTACATCCAAATCTAATTTCAGCCAGTACGGTGCTGTCACGTACTCTGCCGCAGTGTAAAGGAAGCCAGCCAACATTTTCTGCCGCTGAGCAATGGTCCAGCGAGTTCCGTCCTCAAAATACTTTGCTGTCTTCGGCAAGAAAGGGACGACGTTGATAGAAGGGAATTCTGCCTTCACGATATCTTCTGTTTCTGGATCATCAACAAACGCCGTAACGTGCTCGCACACATCCGGATGGAACTGCTGCCACGTAGGCCATGCCAAACGCAAATGAGGGAGATGTGCAGCGTCAACTCCAATAACGGTTTGGTAATCAAGTGACGACATTGAAGCCTTCTTTCTCTATCTGATCTAGCACGTCTGCCTTCCCTGTAGTCAAGCGGGTGATTACGGGCATCACTTCGCCGTAGAGTTCGATCACCACAGCATCTTCCACAATTTGCAGTTGGTGTGGGACCCAGGCAGGGATACGAAAGGAAAACCCTGGAGTCAATATCACACCGTCCGTTCGATGTGGGAAATCGATCAGCAGCTTTACCTCACCACTCACAACAATAAAATCATTCCAGGTGTCGTGGAAATGGAGTGAGGTGCAGCACCCTTTGTTCATCAGCTGGTGCGCCTTTCTTTTTTCGTCTGCTCGGAAGTACCCGCTCGCTGGCACTATCGTTGTCACTTTCCCCCACACCTTGTCTACCCATTGACTCCTCGTACCAGTACTCATCTTCGTAATCCTCTTCAGTATAAGGACGTCTCATTTCTCGTACCATCCTTCTAAATCAAACGGCTGCTCAGGAAATCCTTCCAAGCAGTCTGTCAAAGCGTCCTCAAACGGCATGTGAGGAAAGCAGGATAACGCAGCATCTGGATTGGTGTTGAATACTTTCAGATCTGCTCTCTCGAATACGCCTTCATTTGCCATCTGTCCTAACCAGTTCCCTACGACATTGAACTGGTTGTTATTCGTAGTAATAGCTCCTTGATCTCGTTTCTGTGCGAAGGAGTAACCAGAACCTTCTGACATTTTGAAATCAACGCCAATTAGATGAATGCGGCGTGCTCCCAGCTCATGTGCAATGCGGAGAGCGAGAAGGAATGTGCAAGCAGTCTTCGGTTGTCCGGTACGCTTGCATCCTGCATTCAAATTTCCCCAGCTCGCTTGCTTGTCCGTAAAGAACGTATCGTCAGGCTCCAACCAGGTGCGGCGATCTACTGCCCATACGTTTGGACAATGGCAAGCACTGAAACCGGTCGCTTCAAATTCCTCGCCTACCTTGCGACGTATTCCTCCGCGTCCAACCTTCAACTTTGGGCGAGGGATAAACTTCATCACGTTTGGATCGAGCCAAATCCCTGTGTGAAACTTCTTTGGCGGGTCAGCACAGATGAACGCTGATGGACAAAAGCGAGGATGTCCTGCTACGTTGTTGATTGCGAGGCTCCAAACGCCGCGTTGGTTGAGCTTCTCGAGCTCTAACTCGTTCGCGGACGGGCCTCCACCGATTATGAATACGGCAGGGACGTTACCCAAATGATCGGTAAGCGAAATCACTTCGCCCTTGCGAGTAAAGAACATGAATCACTCATTATGGTTGAACAACGAAACCCACAGTGTCGTAAGAATCACGATTGGAATAACAGTACTCTGCCGGAACTACGCTTGACGAAGACATGGAGCTTTGTCCAGACGACTCGTCACTTTCTGGTTCATCTATATCTTCGTATCTTGCCCATCCCATAAACTGATCGCCATAATCAACGCGGGCATAGTTGGCGTAGAGTGTTTTTGATTCTTCCGCTCCCAAATGGAGCCAATCCATGTCAATGGATTCTCTCTCGTGATTGAATTTGTCGTCGTCGTAAAAGGCAACAGGGGCAGGATACAGCAGCAAGTCGATACGCCAGATAGGCTGGGTAGAGAGATTGGTGATCACGAAAACGAGATCATTGTCTTGTCCAGACTGAGCAAAAAACAAATCCGAAAACACAAACTGAATTTCCTTCTTAGCAACTGGACAGATGGACGTGCTCTCGCATTCACCTGTCGCGTCGTCACTGTACTCACTTGTCTCGTCGTGATACCTCCACACCAGCGTTCTTTTCAGAAGCTGCACTGCTTCAATCTCAATGACAAATTCAAGTTTCATCGAATGTCACTGCGAGGAACAAATCTTGAAACCAATCTATCGGGTCTTCAACATACAGAAACACTCCGCGAATTCTCTCTCCGTAGACACTGTAGAGCAGCTCTGCTTCAAAACTGGACAAACCCCTCGCATCTAGAAACGTTCCCTCAGGAAACGAAGCCATTCCATCTCGTAGCGGGACCTTCAGTTTCCTCTTAGGTCGTGGATTTAAGGGCTCAGGCGGAGGTCCTTCATCATCTTGTACTGGGTACTTATCGCTCGCACTAAAGAAATTGACAACACCGTCTCCAAAATCATCCAACCACTCTTCTCGTCCATCGCATCCACAATCCTCTCCCTCTTTAATCAAACCAGTTTTCGTGGCGATTTTTGCGACGCGTTCTTTAGTAACGCCGACAGACGAAAGGACTTTGGTTGTCGCTTTGCCTAGTTTCATGATGATGAGGAAGAACTCTCGTCTGGACAGGGGTCGAGCCAAAACTCTTCGTCAGGCTTGACTGGGAAGACGCAAACCTTATGACAGTGTCCTCGCACAACTGTACCGCTGTGATTTGCAGGGTAGATTTCAGCAGGAGGAGATGGTCTCAAATCTCTCCAAGTATAGGTAGCAGCTATCACCTTTTCTGGGAACGTCTCCTTCCGCACGAAGGATGTCCCCATCAACGATACCTGCTCTTTGTCTATGCTGTAAGTGACTGTGAAACTCATTTTGAGAAGAACAGTTTTCCGGTAGTGGGGAATGAATTTGGAAACCAACTGACGCCAACACCTGAGTTATCATTCCAAGACGACTCTAGTGTCAAATCGTAACCAATACAGTCACGAACGGTGCAATCTAAGTTCACATTCCAAGTCGCAAGAGTAGAGCCGTGAACACCGACGTTCCCCGCAGGGTAGTTCAAAACAGGAGGAACAAGAAGATCGGAGAACACATCTCTGAAATTATTGTTCTCAGCAGTATTGCCAAAATTGATTCTCCGACCCGGCCCATCTGAAACGTACCCGACCTCTGGGTTCATCTTCTCCAAATATTCAGTTACCCCACCTGGCCAATGCAGCGGATGATTGAGTGAGGTATAGATAGCAGGGTCGGTAAGCAGAGGATCTGGATTGCCTACTATACCTATCCTACCGGCGTTCGCTCTGATCATCGACCACCGCCCACCATTGGTAGGAAAGAGCGTGGCGTCTACCCCATCTATAAGAGGATAGATGTCATGTGCCTCTTGACCACGTCCATAGTTTTCGAAATGCTGAATATAACTCGGCACTCGAGGGTCGGTTGGTGGGAAAGAAGGGCAACGTAAAAACAGCGTCTGTACAGATCCATCAGCAACAGAGCTTCCTAAAAAACCACCTAACTGAAAAGGATCGGCACCTATAAAAGGTAGAAAACTCTGCCCGCCAAATCTAAGCTCCCAGCGTGTCGCCCCAGCTCTTGTTATCGTGAATTTCATCGTGGTGGGTTTGGGAGCAGCTAGTAGGTGAAGTTTCTTATCACGAAACTTCCATTGGTACCCATACCAACCTGCAGTTCTAATCCGCCAGGCAGATTGTGCTCGTGTTCCAAAATCAGGCTGAACAGGCATGCTCAAACCAGCAAGCACTTCTGGGCGTGGCAGGTACCTAAAAGATGAGGCAGGGTCATCAACAAACCCAGGACCAAACTCATCAGGAAGGCTAGCCATCTCCTCTGGAAAGATTTCTTGATAACGAAGATAAGAGAACTGGAAGTCTTCATCCTTTTCCGGTGATAGATTAGGTCCCATGTCTGGGTTTTGACTACTTACTCTTCGCACTGCCCAGAGGTCGGCGATGTTTTGAGGTGGGCGGTAGGTTGCGAGTCTGTAATTGTGCCCTGATTCAGACAAAGGGACTCGCGTAGCCACCTTAGTCATCCAGGTAGCGTTGTACTGAGAAGGAGGACCCGATGTTGCACAGGCATTCAAGATGGTTGGGTCAGGATTGTCCAGTGAGATAATTTGGTAGGTCGTTTCAAGAGAGTCTTGGATATCTAAATTGACGTAATATGTGGCAAGGTTGCTTGCCCAATCACATCGCAGTGGTTGGAAGCTTTGGTGCCAAACCCCATGGCTCGCTCTGAAAGCCAAGTTCATCTGATCCATCAGCTCATCTTGAAACCAAGGATTGTGCAGCGTACCAGACGAAGCGGGGTTGCCTATTCCTTCAGTCGTGTCTTCTAACTCCCACTCTTTGCTGTGAGCATGAATGAGAGACTGAACGAAATTAGGAGGCCCATCTCCTTGCACAGCCGCCCCAGTAATCTCTCCATCAAGCTCAAACGAGATTACAGATGGAATGTTCTCATACGGGTTTGGTTCTGGGCAACTGAAGCATCCAGAAGTCGGTTTGACTGTCGCAGATGGATTGACGCATACCGTGCAGTTTTCAGGCTCGATACTGTCTCCGGGATCTTCTAGCGTCACTTCTGTAGACGCATGATTGTCCCAGTATTCTTTGTCTACGCTATACTCAACTCGCATCGTCCACCCTATGGGCTAGAGATAACCGCCGCCACATCGATGATGACTTTTGCCTTTGGATCAAAGAACGGGTTCCACGTTATCGTTCCTTCGATTGGATCATCTGTTGTCGCAGCGTTGCCAGCATAATTGAAAACATCAAAATCAGAAGCCGCGACAGTGTACGCCCAAATCTCAGTAGGGGTAGATCGAGTGCCCGTATTATTCAAGGTGTACGTGGCGCCCTTCAATACCAATATCCCGCACTCTTGGAACTCTACAATCCGTCCGAGTGGTATCGCAACAGTGTACGTCGCCTTCTTACCGTTAATTTCAATATCAGGATTCGTAACAACTTCGCAACCGCAATGCGATACAGATGCCGATGCCCCTGTCCCACCTCCGCTTTTGATAGGGATGTACGCGGACCGTTGATCGTCAAAATAGGCTGCTACCTTATCACCAACCGAGTACGAAACATTCTCGTCAGCAGACGGATCGAACGGATATCCAATCACTGTCTCGTCGTCTATTACCCATCCATCCCCATCGTAATAACGAGGCACACAGGTGTAGAGATCTGTATCGCCATCGTAATCTGTTTCCGTCACCTCGACTTGACGCATTGGAAAGGCACGAGGATTAGATGCACCTTGATTGAGGAACATCTCCGCAGCACGAGACAATTCGTTGACGTGCTCAGCACCAAGTTGATCGCCTTCTTTTTTCTTTGGAAGAGCTGTCACGCTTAGGCCTTGAAGAGAAAGTTCATGTCTGTGTCTTCATACGGAGCATCTGTCGAATCAGCTCCAATATACAGACGTCTCCATCCTTTACCGGGCTCCCAGACATGGTTGTGCCCCACGATCGTATTCTTCCAGAGCACTCGCTTTTCCAGCAGCTTGAACGTCACGTCAATTGGAGGTGTTGCTACCTTGTCGTCTCGCCAGGTGTACTTTTCGGAATAGTCAAAGCCCGCAAACAGCAGCGTCTCAGGAGTTGCGTTGTACAGCCAAGGTATGCGGAGAGAGTTGACTTTGCCGTTAAGCTTTCGCAAGCGATGGATGACGACATTTTTGAAGTGATCGAAGGGAATCTGTTTCCACGTAATGTTCCACTCAGTTGTCGGAACTAAAATCGTAGAAGGGAGATTGGGAGTGCGGACAACCTTCTTCGAGTCGCCACTTCCCTCAGCAGGCTCGACATCGTCCTCATCTACTTCTCCAGTTTCAGGATCCACTTCGCCAGTGTCGTTCTTTTCCTCTTCTAGCTTGCCGCCTTCAGCAGGACTGAAGATAAAGTCCCCACCTGCTTTGGATGTGATCTCTAGAAACGTTCTTGGATCTTGAGGATCTGATCCACCGGACGTACCTGATGGCCCAAACGTCACAATGATTTTGATGCTACCGTGATACGTTCCAAATACTGCGGAGGAGTCAAACGAGAATGGATCGATCGGCTTTTCACCGTCTTGCGATTCGAACGAGATATTGTTGGCGACCATGCTGGGCAATCCAGGCATGAAACCACCACGCGGAATGACTACGCTACCAATTATCAATGCTGGAGGGAAGAGCTCTGTAAGCACAGCAGATAGATGAGTGGCAAGAATCAATGCTGACCATTGTATTTCTCCTTCCTCTGGATCGAAACTGCCGCTCATGCCAAGAAACTTGTATGGGATCCCTCCGGACGTTGTGAGTCTCCAGGTGTATGGATTGTCTGTTTGGACTGTCATTTACCCAAAGCTCCTTTTTTCTTCTTCGTTTCGTCCAACAACTTCTTCTGTGTCTCGTTTCCTTTACCGAGCAGGTCAACCATCTTCGCTTGCTGATCATCGCCCTTGCCCTTCAGCACAGCATCCTGGAGCTTGGTTCCAAACGCTTCAAATCCAAATCTACCCGCGTCAAGGAGAGCATCCACCCCACCCTTGTCCTTCTTCTTCTCCTCGTCCTTCTTCTTGTCCTTCTTCTGCTCCTTGTCCTTCTTCTTGAGATTAGATCTCTCTAGTTCGTTTGCGGCGATCAGATCTTGCAGCCGTTTCTTTTCAGCGAGTAAAGCGGAAGTTCCCCCACCCTCCTCATTCATCTCATCTACAAATTCGTCCTTGCCTTCTTTGTACGCCTTAACCATCTCCGAAAACGGATTGCCGCCACTCTCAACGTCTTCTTGTGCAGAGAGCGTCTCAATGAACGCGTCCTGCATCGCCTCGAACGGGTTGCCGCCCGACCATAACGCATCCATTCCAGCCTCCATCGAAGTCCAAAGAGCTTCTCCAAACTGCTTGATCTCTTTCAATCCGCCGATGATGTTCGTAACCCACGATTTGAAGAATGCACCAACCGCTTTCCACATACCGACAAAGATACCGCCCGTTGTCGTCACTTCCGTATTACTCATCGCAAAGAAGTCTATCAGATACAATGCGAAATCGATCATTGCAATCTGTGCGAGCTCACTTGCATTGCGAAAGTTGAAAGCGAGGATGTTTGCAGCGTCGATGATGGAGTTGGACACATCGATCATCCAACCTGATACGTTTTCGATCATAGTGAGAACAGAATCAGCTCCAAGATTAGCCGCATCTGGTAGAGTGACTCCTAAAACCTCTTCTACCAATTCGCCAAAAGTCTCCCAAAGAATCAGCCCAGCCTCTTTGAGATTCTCCCAAACTATGACTAATGATTCACTGACAACGGTATAGGCGGTTGTCCCTTGTTCTAAAGAAGAGAAATATCCAACCATTGCTCCAAGAGCAGCCCCTACCAAAACTATTGCAATACCGAAACCACTACCAATCAAAACACCACGCAGTCCAATACCAAACAACTTGGCAGCTTTGGTCGCAAGGAAGAAACCTCCAGCAGCAGTGAACAGAGCAGTACCCAGCCCAGCAGCGGCTTTCGCTCCGACTATCATTCCAGACGCCATTTGCGGATTCTTGTTGATCAGCTCTCCCATAAACTCAACAATCGCAATCTTGACGTTGAGCAGCGTCTTCATAGCAGGCACGACGGACGATGCAAGTATCCGCCCGTTGATGTCCCAAGCATCGGTAAGAGTAGACTGTAAACCAATCAGCGTTTGCGATTGCTTCTCAGCCATTTGATAGAAGCGACCTCCCTCTTCAGTCAGCCCTTTCATCACATTTCGGAAATCATCGAAACTGATAGACCCATTGCTCAGTTTCTCCTGAGCCTCTTCTGTCGTTGTTCCGAAATGATCGGCAATGTCCGTCAAACTCAGAATACCTTGCGTCGACAACTGACGGAAGTCTTGCGTCATCAGTTTACCGACGCCTCGCACCTGATTAAATACGTTGCCCAGTAGCTGGAATTTAGGTGCTGTACCTCCGGAGGCGTCCGCAAGTAAGCCCATAGTATCCATCAACTCGTCACCGCGTTCACCAAATGTGATCATCTGGTTAGCTATGCTGAGGATGCCCGGCATCTCGAATGGAGTCTTGGCGGCAAAGTCAGTCAGCCCAGCGAGAGTCTCTTCTGTTTCTTCTGCCGATCCAGTCATAGTCTCCATTGAGACGAATGTCTGTTCAAATTCTCCAGCAGCTTTGATACCACCAGACAACAGGTTACCGAGAAAACTAT